TTAATAGGGTAACTCCTATTGTTGAGATAATGAAATACTTCGTTACAGCTAATAATCCAAGATGGAAAGCAGTAGGAGTAACAGGAGATGATACTGATATTGCACAAGTTCATTCAGATATAGCAGACTATTGCTGGCATCTGTCTAATGGTAAATCTATATATAGTCAGGTAGTTCTTGATAGTCTTACTAAAGGTATTGGATACTTTATGGTAGATATTGATGCTGACCAAGATAGAGGAATGGGAGAAGTTATATTCAGTAGAGTTGACCCTTATGATGTTTATGTAGACCCTTCTAGTAGAGATTTCTTATTTAGAGATGCTTCTTTTATTACAGTTAGGAAGAATCTTACAAGAACTCAGTTAATAAATATGTTTCCTGAGTTTAAGACAAAGATTAAAAAAGCAGCTGCTGCTTCTGAGGTAGTTTCATATTCACAAAGAGATATTGATTTATCAGCTAATATACAAAGTGAAGATATTACAATGGGGATTAAACCTGATGGAGAAGATGATGATATAATCCCATACTATGAAACATATACTAAAGTAAAGCATGCATATCGAAATGTTTTTATAAGAGTAAAGCCTTCTGAAGAACAGATGGAAACTATAAGAATGGAAGTTGAAGAGAAACTAACTGATTTCCAAAAAGAGATAGAAGTTGGTCTTATAGAAAAGCAAATGCAAATTGAACAAGCTGTACAAGCTGGTGAGATTATTCCTGAAAGAGGTAAGTTAGAATTAGAAAGAGCTCATAAGATGGCTGCTCAAGCTCTAGAAGAACAGAGAATGCAGTTAATGTCAGAAGCTCAAGATAAAGCAACTATCATTGACCAACAAATAATGACAGAAGCTAATTATAAGATTTTACAAGAAAGTGAAGGTATTGTAGATGCAATTCCATTTTATGAGAACAGAGTGCATCTTACTTGTACAGTAGGTGACGATGTTTTCTTATATGAAAGAATATTAGAGATTATGGAGTATCCTATTATTCCTATTCCTTATATGTATACAGGAACTCCGTATCCTATGAGTGCTGTAACTCCTATGATTGGTAAGCAACAAGAAATTAATAAAGCTCATCAAATCATGTTACATAATGCTAACTTAGCTTCTAACTTGAGATGGATGTATGAAGAAGGTTCTGTCCCTGAAGAAGAATGGGAACGATATTCATCAGCACCCGGTGCATTATTAAAGTATAGACAAGGGTTTGCAGCTCCAACTCCTATATTACCAGCTCCTATTAACAATGCTTTCTTTACTGTAGTACAACAAGGAAAGTCTGATGCTGAATATATAGCAGGTGTTCCTTCAGCAATGATGGGTTTTACTCAAGAACAACCTGAGACATATAGAGGATTACTCGCAAATGATGAGTTTGGTACTCGTAGATTAAAAGCATGGATGGGTTCTATAGTAGAACCTGCTCTTGAACATCTTGGTAAATGTTTCCAGATGATGGCTCAAAATCATTATTCTGTAGAAAAGGTATTTAGAATTGTACAACCTGAGGCTGGACAGGCCCCAGACCAAGAAAAAGAAGCAAGAATTAATATTCCTATTTATAATGATTATGGTAAAGTAATCAGTATGTATAAAGATTACGCTAATGCAAGGTTTGATGTGAGACTTGTAGCTGGAGCAACAATGCCTGTTAATAGATGGGCCCTTCTTGAAGAATACTTCAGATGGTTCCAAGCAGGATTAATAGATGATATTGCGATGATAGGTGAAACAGACATTAGAAATAAGAAAAGTATTGTTGAAAGAAAATCAATGTATTCACAGATGCAACAACAAATGTCATCTATGGAAGAAGCATTAAAAGACAAAGAAGGAACTATTGAAACATTAGAGCGTCAGTTAGTACAAGCTGGTATTAAGATGAAGATTGGAGATGCTGGTAATGAAATTCGTAAAGATGTATTAGATACAGAAGCTCAGCAAAAATTACTCAGAGGTATGATGAAAACAGAATTTGATAAAGCAAAAGCTGAGTTGCAAATGGCTAAAAAATTAGGAAATGAAGAAAGTAAAGAGTAGTTGTATTATACTATTTACCATTATTATATTTTGAACAATAAAAAGGATAGCAAATGGAACAAGAACAAGTAAGCAACGCCAATACGGCCCCTGAAAGTAATGTCCAAGAGACCACATTCGATGTTGATGCCTCTGATGACTTTTTTAGCGCATTAGACACATCCGTTAATGGTGGTATTCAAGACGACCCCGAACTTATACAGACAACCTCAGTACAAGGTGATAATACACCACAGAGCCCTAGTGAAGTTCAGCAGCAAGGCGAAGACGCTTTGCAAAAGAGGTATAGTGATTCAAGTAGAGAAGCTAAAAGATTAAACGGACAGCTTAAAGAAATTGAACCATATATGCCTATACTCGATGCAATGAGAGAAGACCCTAATTTAATTCAGCATGTGCGGAATTACTTTGAGGGTGGTGGTCAAGCTCCTCAGACAATGACAGAAAAACTGGCGTTACCTGAAGATTTTGTATTCGATGCTGATGATGCTTTCAGCACTCCTGACTCCGATTCAGCGAAAGTGCTAGGTGCAACGGTAGACGGTATTGTGCAGCGAAGACTAAATAGTACTTTGCAAACACAGAAGACTGAAAACCAGAGGTTAGCTAAAGAGACAGCTTTTCGTCAAAAACATGAAATGACAGACGATGAGTGGACAACATTTGTTGACTTTGCTAAAACCAAATCACTTGAACTAGAAGATATTTATTATCTAAAGAATCGACAGAATAGAGAAGCTAATATAGCTGATAGTACTAGAGAACAAATGGCTAGTCAAATGCGCAAAGCGCAATCACAGCCTCGTTCTTTAGCTACAGCAGGAAGCACTCAGGTCGAACAATCTCCAGAAGACTCAGTATTTGATGCCATAGTAGGACTTGACTCCGAATTAGACTCGGCATTTGGCTAAATAATAGCTAAGTGCCTTAACTTAAAATAAGGAGAAGCCCAAAATGGCTGACTTATTCCAACTCGAGTCAACCGCTGATGTCGCGTCTGGTGCTGCTGGTTCCAGGTTAGGAACCGACCTAAGCACTGGTGCTCTTAGACGAAAGTATAACTTCGGAGATAGAGTTTCGGAGCTAGCAATAGCTTCAGACCCTTTTTTCCGATTTGTATCTAAAGTTGCGAAGAAACCAACGGATGACCCCGAGTTTAAATTCACAGAAAGACGACCGTCTTTTCATAAGAGGTATGCATACGTTGTTGCACAAGGAACATCTGCTCAGACAGCTGTAGACGATGAAGCTACTTTAACTGCTGCTAATGTAGCAGTTGGTAAAACTTATCATTTACTAATGGGAACTGACTATCTTAGTTCTGGTAACATAGGACTTGTTTATGGACAAACCAACACTTCAATTGAAGTTGGTAATTCTGGAACAAGGCCTTCATTCTTTTTACAAGACCAGATAATTAAAGTTAACATGACAGATGATACTTTAGCTGCTGGTGATACTTCTGTTTCGGCTGAGGATTATTTCCTTGCCAAAATTGAAGCAGTAACAACAGTTGGCAACTATGTTAATCTAGAATGTACAATCGTTCGTACAATGGCTGACCAAACAAAGGTAGAAGTTTGTTCCTATTATGCGGCTACTACATCTATTGACGACGTAGACATTTCAGGAAAATCAATTTCTGATTATCTTGAACCGAAGCGTTGTTATGTAGTAGGTACATCACATGCACAAGGTAGTGGATACCCCGAAACATGGAAAGACCAACCTTTCTCGACTGGATATGGACGCACTCAAATTTGGAAGACTGCAATGGCAATGGATAACACTACTCGTGCTACCGTGCTAAAGTATGAACCAAATGAGTGGGCTCGTGTTTGGAAAGAAAAGTTGATTGAACATAAATGGGATATTGAACAGAGTATTATGTTTGGTTCTCAATACGACTCAGGTGATGAGTGGTATACACAAGGTGCTGTTGATTTCATTTCAAGTTATGGTAATACGTTCAGCTTGACACACTCAAGCAAGACACAAGACGATTTCTTGGATGACCTTAGTAGCTTCTTAGACCCACGTTATAATAATGCAAATGCATCGTTGTTTTTCTGCGATACTGCTACTTATAACTGGTTACATAAACTAAGTGGTTACTTTAGTAACAACCTTGAAGTATCACCAAACTTCAGAGCTGATATGTCTCTGACATCTAAAAAGAAGGTATTTGGAGTTGATATTAGTGTTATTTCTACACCTTTCGGTGATATGAATGTAGCACGGAATATTCACTTAGATGGACATGCGATTAAGATTCTTGCCGTCAACATGAAGCACTGTAAATACAGACCTCTTGTTGGTAATGGTTTGAATCGTGATACTGCAGTCTATGTAGGTGTCCAAACCTTAGAGAACAGTGGCGTTGACCGTAGGGTTGACTTAATTCAAACAGAAGCTGGGATGGAATGGCAAATGCCAGAAGCCCACGCTTACTGGTCATAAGGAGGTATTATAATGAGTATACCTTTATATGGACAAAATAAAAATGGTGATGCAATAGAAGCTGTTAAGAATCTATTTGTTCACGATTACCCAACAGAAGGCAAAGGTTTTATGCTTTTAAAGGGTAGTAAAGTTATAACTGGTGGCGATACCACGTCCGACCAAGGTATTATAGTAGATGTTGCAACTGATACTACAATACAAGCAGGATACATTAAAGTATCAGGCGTTGAAACAGGAGCTATAGATTTTGATTTAGGTCTTGTTGCCGAAGCTGCAACTCTTGGTGCTGGATATGGTGATAAAGGCAATGGAGTCTATGGATTCAAATTAATTGATTTTGTAGATATTAGTACACCAGAAAATGTCTATTTGTCAATAGATGCTAACAGCTGTGGCACTAACGAACGAATTCATATTGAAGTCGGTATTTTAGTTGGTGTTATAGAAGGTACATCTTAAGGAGATAACTAATGGCTAAATTAGGTGCAAGCGCTGGTTGGTCTGGCAATTATTGTGAAGACCTGACAGCAACCAAATCATTAGCTCCATCTGATTCAGGTAAGGTGTTTTTTCTTAATGCTACAACTGAGTTTACAACAACTCTTCCTTCAGTTGCTGATGCAGGTGCAGGTTGGAATTGTAAGTTCATTGTAAAAGCGGCTCCTTCAGGGGCAGCTTATGTTGTTACGGAAAAAACATCAGCAGATACTAATATTGTTATTACTAATGGTATTAATGAGTTAGAAGTCGATGATGCTGAAGATGGTCCGTCTAATACTGGTCATACTACAATTACTTTTGCTGATGGCGTTGCTATCGCAGGTGATTGGGTAGAACTAATATGTGATGGTACTAACTATTACGCTACTGGACAGACTAAAGCTGATGGTGGAATAACACTTGCTTAATCTGAAAAGATAAAATAAGGTGATTGCTACTCCTTGATATTTTTCAGCTTCCTTTCTAATATTGGGGAGTGGCATAACCTTATAAAAGAACAATATGGCAACATTTGAAGTACAAGTAGAGGCGTTAACATCACTATCTATTGATGGTAGTAGTACGCCTACTCAAGATGAATTAAGTCAATTCTTGAAAGATGGAGTTATTGATGTAACTTCAAAACATCTTGCAATTAGACCTCAAGATGCTAATATGTTTACAAAAGTAAGCTCTGAGCAAACTTCAAATGGTCTAGATATAAATGGTGCTAAAATTGTTTCAGTTGTTAGAGAGTCTGGTACTAATAACGACTGGAGAAATTGTAGAGAAATACCAATTGGTCTTCAATCAAATGTTACTGATACCAATAGTTTACATTATTCATCTAAATACAACCCATCTTATATGGTTGATGAAAATGGAACAATAAGTGTTTTTCCTGCTCCTGATTCTGACCCAGATGCATTTAAAGTCTATTATGTAAATAATCTTCCTGTTGATAAAGGGGGAAATTCATTAGTTTATACACATAGTGATATAAAATATTTTTCAGATGATAAAGTGTATTTAGTAGTTACATATGCGGCTATTAAGTCATTAGAGGCTAAATTATCATTCTACACAATAGAAGAGGAAGATGAAGAATTAGTAAGAGCATTACAAGTAAGTTTACAACAATTACAAGTTACTTATAACTCTGGTTTCTTACCAGACAAGAATTATGAAGCTGCGTTACAATCGCAGTCTCAACAAAGAGGACAAAGGGCATGACAGTACAAGAAATAATGGAAAGAACAGGTCTTAAAGAGACTGGTCTTGCAAAAGCATGGATAAAAGATGCTGTTCAGATTATAAGGTCTTCATATCCTGAGCATATCAAAGTAGATAAGCAAAATATCATTGATGGTGAAAGAGAATACATTTTACCTGTAGATATGATTTCATTGTTATCTATATCTGTTAAAGATACTACTGATAAAAAGTATAAGAAAATTAGACGAATATCTAATGATATTGTAGTTAAAGAAGATACGGACCCAGAATAATGTCATTTGATACAAGTAGAAATTGGATGTATTCATTATCAGGAAGGCATATTCATTTATGGCAATGGACAGAAACAGCTGCTACTGATACAGTAGGTAGTTATAGAGTAAAACTTCCATCTGAATACTATGGTAAACAACTTATATACCCTAATGAAGACATAGCGAGTGGTCTTAGAATTGAATATACTGCTTTCTCAGAACCATTTGTAGCAGAAGCATTAGAAGATAATACAGGTAGGGGGTCTGGAACTAATATCAGTTTTAGTACTAGCGCTATAATTACTACAACTTCTAATTTTTGGACTACGACTAGCGGTTTTGCAGCTGGAGATAAAGTAAGAGTTATAGGTTCAGCAAGTAATGACGGTGATTATACAATAAGTACATTTAGCGGAAGTGCTGATGTCAACATGGTGACTACTGAGGGCAATACAACTGAAACTGCTGGTGAAAGTATTACAATATATCAAATACCTAAATCTGTAGCAGATGCAAGTGTAGATGAGTCTTCTCATATTAATCTAAATAGGATGCTAAGTTTAGCTGCTGTAGATTATATTAGAGCTCAAATGAAAGAAGCTACTG